AGATGATCGACAACGCGGAGGCGGCTATTCGGGCACCTGGGCAGTCGTCTGGGAGTGCGTTGGCATCACCGGACTCGACCCCGACAACCGCACCCTCCGAGAGTTGATGGCGGCCCGCGACGCTCGCCTTGAGTCCGACTGGTGGCACACGGCACAGCAGATGGCCCAATTTGCCAATGCCAATCGCGGGCAGGGCAAGCCGGCGATCGACGCATCCAAGCTCAACCCGTTCAGCAAGGCACCGCCGCCCCCGAAGCGAGAAGCAACGCAGGAAGACCTTGAAGCCTTGTTCGGTCCCGCCGGAGGGTAGTCCATGAGTGCATCAGCAGTCCGCGGCGGTCAGGTCTACGTCGAGATTGGGGCGAATCCGTCGAAGTTCCTCTCCGCGCTCTCGACGATCAACACGAAGGTCGCCGATGTTGGCATGACGTTGGAATCGGCCGGCATGGGCATGGCGGCGATCGGTGCGGCGATTGCCGGCCCGATCATGGCCGTCGGCGGGGCGTTCGTCGAGCGAACCGCTGAGATCCAGAACATGGAGCGGGCGCTCAAGGACGTGGGCAACGCTGTCGGCGAGGCCGTCGCGCCGGCGTTCGTCGGCATCGCCAACGTGGTGGCCGGTGCCGCGAAGGCTGTCGCCAAGTTCGTCCGCGACAACGCGGCTCTCGTCCGCCTGGCGGTCGCGGTCGGCGGCTACTTCACGGTCTGGGGCACGGCAACGTACGCCCTCGGCTTCGCCATGACGACGCTGTCCCGCACGATCGCGGCGTCCATCGGGCCGGTGAGCGGCTTTATGGCAAACGTGAAGGGTGCCGCAATCGCTGTCGGCGCGTTTGCCACGAGCGGCCCGGTGCTGGCGGCCGTGGCGGTCCTCGGGGCGCTGGCTGCCGGCGCGGTTGTTGCGGGCGTTGATTTTCGCAAGCTCGCCGGCATCGTTGGAAAGGCTTTTGCCGAACCGATTGGCAACCTCACGGCCGTCTTTGGCGATCTGCTCACGACGGTCAATCTGACCGTTGAAGGCGTCTACCGCGCTATTTCGGCGGGCGACCTTGCCGGGGCTGTCGATGTTCTGTGGGCCGGCTGGTACGCCTCATGGGCTCGAGGTGAGCAGGCGATCATGGATTCGCTCGACCCCTTCATCGAAGAAGTTCAGAACGGAATGAACTTTCTCGGGGTCGCGGTGGCTGCGCAATGGGAGCAAACCTTTGCGGACTTGGCTACAAGCGATTGGGGTAGCGCGTTCCTCGCTTCGATGGACAACGTCATCAATTTGGGGATGGCTTCGTGGGATGAATACGTTGGGTTTCTGCAAAAGGAATGGGCTTATGCGATGAGGGCTATTGGAAGAATGTCCAAGGACGAGCTTGGCGTCGAACTCAACCGAATCACAGAAGCCAATGCCGCCAACGCCGCGCAAAGAGGCAGGGATAACCCCGGCTTTGCTGGCAGAACGAACCTCACGGAAGAACAGAAGGCAGCGATTCGCAAGGAGTCGGCGGATCGACAAGCAGCGATGTTCGGTGACATGGACCAGCAGCGCAAGGAACGCGCCGATCGGACAAAGGCAAACCTTGCCCGGCGTGCCGCCGCTGTTGTGGACGCCAACCGGAATCTCCAGGCACAGGTCAATCGGTTCCCGGTGCCGCAGGCACCTATGGCGGCTGGCACGCTCAAGACGGAAACGGCCGGCACGTTCTCGGCGTTCGGCCTGGGCCAGCTCGGCACCGGCAGCGTCGAGAAGCAGCAGCTCGACGAGTTGAAGCGCATCCGCGAGGAGCTGCAACGGCAGGCCCGCGTCGGCGGCATCGGCCCCTGAGGAAAGCGGCATGGCAATCAACTGGATCGAAGACACGACGAGCCGTTCCGCGACGATATTTCGTCTCGGTCGCCGCGATGCGTCCGTCCGTTCGCGGGTGTGGAACATCGTCGGCTCAACAAACGAAGACGTGATCCACGCTGACATCAACAGCCGGATCAGCAACCTCTACCAGTACTGGACCTATCCAGGGCAGCCGCTCGTCCGGCTGCGTGCCGAGAGCTATTCGCTCGAGCACGACGCCGACGATCTGTGGAAGGTCACGGTCAACTACGAGAAAATCGGTGCCGACGATCCGACGCAGTCGGGGCCGCTGAAGCGGGTGCGGTCGTTTGACACGACCGGCGGGACGCAGACGGTGACGCAGTCGAGGGGCGGCGAGGCCGGCGAGAGGGTCTACGGCCCGGCCGGGGAGCTCCAGGGGCAGAACATCCCGACGATGTACGGCGCGGTGAACGTGGACGATCGCGGCGTCAACGGTGTCGATATCGTCGTGCCGCAGCTCACGTGGACGGAGTCCTACGACGTTCCGTCTTCCTACGTCACGGCTGCCTACATCCGGGCGGTGCATCTGCTGACCGGCACCGTCAACGACGCTGCATTCCGGGGCTTTCGCAAGAACGAAGTGCTGTTTCTGGGGATGACCGGATCGCAGGAGTGGGACGCCCAGCGGGGCGACGGGCCGTTCTCGCTCGCCTACAAGTTTTCGGCCACTCCCAATCGGGGCAACGAAGCTTTCGGAGCGTCGCTACCGCCGGAGCCTATCGGCGACATTGCGGCCTACAACAAGTACGGGCACGACTTCTTGTGGGTGAAGTACGCCACGCAAGACGACCAGAACAACAACATCGTCATCCGCAAGCCGCTGTTCGTCTACGTCAACAAGGTCTACCCCGACGGCGACTTCTCCAAGATCGGCATCGGTGTGGCATGAGCGACGGCCGCGTAACTCCGGGGCCGATCAAGGGGCAGCTCTCAGCCCGTGCGTTGAACCGCGCTCAAGAGGCCGCGAACATCGTGCTAGGCCAGCGGCCGAACGGCACCGCCGACGGCCCGTCTGCCGGCCCGGCCCCGTACACGCCGATCCTGGCGAAGAACAACACCACCGGATCGGTTCGTCGCTGGGGCGTCCTCTCCGTCGCCGGCGTGGTCTTCACGCCATCGGGTGCCACCGGCAACGCTACGCAGCAGTTTCAGGATCAGCCGGTCTTGAGCGGCGGCTTGCCGACTGGCGGCTCGTCGTTCGTGGTCGCGGTCGAGCCGATCGCGGCCGGGAAGATCGGGCGGGTGGCGGTGGCGGGGGTCGTCCAAGCCAAGATCAACGTCGTCAGCGAGTCTGACACGTTCGCCACGGCGAAGGACGGCGACCTCACGCAGCTCTCTTCGGCGTCGAGCGGGGAAGCTCAGATTCTCTGGAAAGAGTCCGGCACCGGGGCGAGCAAGTGGGCCATCGTGCGGTTCGGCGGGGCGGGCGGGGCGTCGATCCGGCTTGGCAAGGTGACGGGCACGTGGTCGAAGAACGCGACGGCGAGCGTCACGCACTGGAAGGGCGACGGCTCGGCGGCTGTCACCGGGGCCAGCGGGCCGGCGAAGTTCATTGCGATCAACCGGGCGCAGACCGTGACGGGGCCGACGGGCGGGTATTGGGTCGGATGCGAGAGCATCGACGGGACTTGGCACCTTGAATGGTCGGAGTGCAACTGATGCTGCTTGGAGGCGGGTCGAGTTGCCAGTCGTGCGGGTGTAGTCCAGGCGGCTGCACGATCAAGACCGTCGGCGGGTACGACTTGTACCTTGAAACAAACAAGGCTCTTGCCGCTCGGATTGGACCGTTTGACTCTTCGTTCGCAATCACATCGGCAACAATTCTTACCGATGGGCTCACTTACGCGCTCCCATACACCTCTCCTCTGCTGGAGTTGTGGGCTCACGACGCTGCCAACAATCTCCCAAACCTACCTTCTGCGGTTCCTGACGTGCTGGCGACGTTCACTGCCCCAGCCTCATTTGCCCCCGGCAATTGGGTTTTCACGCACGCCGGATACACAGTGTCCGCAGGCACTTATTACTGGATTGTGTTGCGGCATAACGGGAAGTGGGCTTACTGGGAGGAGAACTGCGACACGCATGCGACGTTCCCGTCGTCTGCGGCGTGCATCGCCGCGTGCTGTGACTATTGGACATCGGGCAGCCTTGGTGCTCCCGGCGGCGTTCTATGGGACGGCAACGCTCTTTGCGGCGGCTACGTGCTGTCGATCAACTAATGAACTGCAAGTCACGCGTTACTGAGCAGCCAAACGGCACCGCCAGCATGGTGCATTGCCGGTCGTGCAATCTGCGCCGCCGGCTTGAAGCCGGTGAGGTGTTTGCCTGCCCGTCGGGCCATCGCATCGCCTGCGGCCCCGGCTGCCAACTCCGCCGGTCGCTGGCATGGTGGGGCATCCGCGATGACGGCTCGTGCGGTTGCGATTCCTTCGCCGCAAAGATGGACGCCTGGGGGCCGGACGAGTGCTGGAAGCGGATCGAAGACATCGTCTCGCACCTTCGGGAAGCCGCCGAGAAGAAGGGCTTGCCGTTCATCGCCACGGCGGCCCGGATCATGGTCGGCCGTGCGATCGAGGCCGCCAGGGCGGAAGCCACACCCCCGCCGGGGTGACCGTCCCCACCGTCACGATTGACCGCGGAGGCGAGCATGGCGAAGCGCACAGCCACGGTCCACATCGGCCAGAAGAAGTGGAAGATCCGCGTCTGCAAGGTGCCGGCCGACCGGCTCGGCGATTGCAACGACGAGACGGGCACGATCCGCGTCTCCGAGAAGCTGGTGGGCGTGGACTTCGTCGAAGTCTTGCTGCACGAACTGATCCACGCTCGGTGGTGGTGTCTCGACGAGGGCGAGGTGACGGAGTTCGCGGAAGAGGCGTCGGCCGTGCTTGAGGCGTTCGGGGTGACCCGCGAGGAGGACGAGGATGGCTAGACGCCGCACCTTTGCCGGTGACGAGATCACGCCAATCGTCCGCCGGATCGTCGAGGCACACCCGGACGCGCCGGCCCGCACGCTCGCCCGGCGGATCGTCGGCGAGTGCAACGGGGCACTGACCCTTGAGCAGGCCCGCACGCGAGTGCGACTCGCTCTCGGATTGTGCGGGTCCGCTAGGCGGAAGGAAGCCCCCAGCAAGCAACTGCACCGCGAGCCGCGGGTTGCCGGCACGAAGATGGCCATGCCGCCCTCGCAAGCCGAGCCCTGGCTGCCGTTCGACCTCGGGATCGTCGGCAAGGTCGGCATCTTGTCCGACATCCACGTCCCGTACCACGACGAGACGGCGCTGCGGGCCGCGGTCGATCACCTCCAGGGCGAGAAGATCGACGCCTTGCTGCTCAACGGCGATTGGGCCGACTTCTACTCGATCAGCCGGCACGAGAAGAATCCACGGCTGCGCAACTTCCGCAACGAGCTGGCGGCAGGCCGCGATCTCCTGAAGTGGATTCGCCAAGAGTTCCCCGACATGCGGATCGTGGCAAAACTCGGGAACCACGAAGAGAGGTGGGAAAAGTGGCTATGGGAACACGCCCCCGAAATCAGCGATGACCCGATCATGGGCATCGACAATTGGTACGGGTTTGAGCGGCTCGGGATCGAGTTGGTCAAGGACAAGAGAATCATTCTCTGCGGTGCGTTGCCGGTCCTGCACGGGCACGAAAAGGGCAACGGGATCAGCTCGCCGGTAAATCAAGCCCGCGGGGCTTTCATGCGTTTGCACCACACCGTGCTCGAGGGCCACGGGCACCGCACCTCGACACACTCCGAGCCCGACATGATGGGCTCCGAGACGGTGTGCTTCTCGACGGGCTGCTTGTGTGACATGCGCCCGGCTTACGCTCGCCTGAACAAGTGGAATCAAGGCGCAGCGATCGTTTCGGTCCACGCCGACCGCAGCTTCGATGTCGAGAACTTCCGCATCCAGGCGGGCAAGGTGCGCCAATCGTGACAGACGCCGACCTGGTTACGATCGACCAACGCATCCAAAGGGCCGGTGCCGCCAACTGTTGGACCGGCACACTCGGCAGCCTCGCCGGCGATGCTCGGCGGCTTGTGCGGCACATTCAGGAGCAACGGAAGATGGCATGCGAATACCCGCCACGGATTGAAGTCACGTGCAACACGTGCAGCGGAATCGTCGGGCTCGAGCCGATGTGCCCGGACTGCAATGGGTCCGGGAAGGTATGGAAACGAAACTCACCGGCGGAGCCGTGGAAGTACGCCGACGAAGATCCGCCGTGCTTTCGCGTGGGCTTTGACAAGGACAAGTACGAACGGAAAGCGGCTGCGACGCGAGCCGCGGTGGCCGCGATCGTACTTCCGACGGAATACCCGGTCGACCACATCCTGCGGGGCGAGCGGGAATTAAAGCACTACCCCGGCGACGAGATGGAACCGGAGGCGACGTTGATCGAAGAGCCGGAAGGCCCGCCGGTGGCGGTGCAGCTTCTCGACACGGCACGGGCCGCGGTGCTCGATCGGCATCGGGTGTACGGCCCGCCGCAGGAGCATTTCCAAAGGACGGTGGGCATGGTCAACAGCCTATTCGCCTCGGTGCTGAAACGGCCGCTGACCACGTCCGATTGGGCTCGGATCATGCTGCTCGACAAGCTCGCCCGCGACCTCGGGCCGCGGCCCCACCCCGACAACGCCGTTGACCTCGCCGGCTACGCGGCGTGTCTCGCCGAGTGCAATGCGTCCGCACCCCCTGCGGACGGCACCACGTGACACGTAGCGTGGTGGGAGGTGACGCATGATCTCAAGGCCGACGCACTGGCGGACCGGACCCAACGGCCGGGAAGCAGTGGCAGCAGCCGGGGACTTCGTGTCGCTCGAGCGACTGCTGACAGCGGGCGAGAAGTCAGGCCGCATTACTTCCCGACCGGAACGGACTGACCGCGAGATCGAGGTGATTGCCTACCGGCTCGGGTGGACGGTGGCCGAAG